TTCGCGACGAAACCTCTTAGCAGTAGTATTCTGCTTCGTGGTCATCGTGACCTTACCATCAGCCGAAGTATACACGTTCTGGTTGGGACCTGCAGAGGTCTTGGCCAGAGATGTAGCAACGGCATTAATGGTAACGGACTGTGGATCAGTAAGCACTAGAAGCTCCATTTCTTTTACGCTGGTTGTACAAATTCGCAATCATCGTAGACGAGACAAGCCTAGTGCCCCGAGAATCGACAACTGCATGGCGCTGAGATTATTCTCAGACGTCTGCCAACCGAAAGGATCACCAAGTATGCGGGTCTTATGGACCCTTGACCCATACGAGGTGAGATCGACCTTTACGCGGTTTAAATCGTAATCGTAGAGAGTCGCCCGTACGTTGTATTCACGACGCATGGTACGTTCTCTCATGACGTAGAAATAATCCGCTGCAAGGCGATCGGCTACTCCGGCCTCGAGGTTACTTATCGTATCCCCAAGGTTAGAGAACCAATCTACAAGCCATGACCACGGGATCGCATTGTATAGGACAGAAGGAGTCGGTTTTAAACCATAAATCCGACCCAACATGTTCCTTGTCCAATCGATATCCCTAGGTCCCGGTGGAAGCCAGTATCGGAAGCGGGCAGATGCCCAAATCCTATCTGTCGTCCAATCGGTCTGTCTCCACGTCGGCTGCGTAGCATAAAACTGCGTAGCCAATGTAGGTGCGAGAGCACCATACGACGTACCGGTAGTAATAACCGGATCAGAGACTGCGTCTGCAAGAGTTATCCTCCTGCGGACGGGCTTACCGTTGTCTCGAAGAAGTTGCCTGACACGCTTTTGAAGCTCACGTTGAGCTTTAATAATATTCTGCGCGTCACGCACTGTTGCAAACCATCCGAACTGGATGCCTAGGTGTAAATTCCCTAGACCTCTAAAGCTCTCGATGGCGGACTTTACGTCCCGCAACTGACTAAGCATATGCGGAATATCCCTTAACTCTACGATAGAGTTGAGATACGAAGCAATGGGCTTAGTAGGCTTCATCTTCCTGTATGCCTCAGCCGCTCTACTGGACCCATCAAGAATTGATGTGAAACCAGTAGTCGGAAGGTCGGCCATATTGGCCGAGAATATACCGTCATAGACGGTATTCGCCGGATTAAGTGTCCGAGACCATCGCTGGTTATCGGTTACACCGTAGTGCATGAATTTTTGACTGAGCGTAAAAGCTCCGCCAACGTTCCTGTCACTGGGAAAATCTGGATAGCCATAATGGCCACTGGAGAGGCTTAAGACTTCAGTATCACTTTGAACTGTGATAACTGGTTGGTCCCAAACCGTACCTCCAATGTTCCAGTATTTACCCTTTACGGTATTACTCTTAGTCCGTGTGGGCATATACGACAACTCCTTTCGGTACCCGCAAAA